ATTGATGACTTGCGTTACTTTAACAACAGATTAGCACGTGGTTTACGTGTGCCAAGTAGCTATCTTCCAACTGGCCCTGATGATAATCCTACTCCATTAAGTGATGGACGTGTGGGCACAGCGATGATCCAAGAGTTTCGTTTCAATCAATATTGCGAACGACTACAAAAGTATATTAGCCAAAAGCTAGATGAAGAATTTAAGTTATTTCTACGTTGGAGAGGACTGAATATTGATAGTGGTTTATTTCAATTACAGTTTAATCCACCACAAAACTTTGCCGCTTATCGTCAAAGTGAATTAGATACAGCACGTATTACTTCTTTTAGTGCTATTGAGCAGTATCCATATATAAGTAAACGTTTTGCGTTAGAAAGATTCTTAGGATTAACTGAAGAAGAAATCAGTAAAAATGAGAAGATGTGGCGTGAAGAAAATGATAAAGAAATTGAAGTTGAACCACAAGGTAGTGATTTACGTAGTATTGGTGTATCAGTGGGTGACATTGAATCTGATAGTCAAACAGGTGAAGATATGAATGCACCTGAACCAGAAGATGGATTAGATGGTATGGAAGTAGCCGGCCCAGTTGGAAATGATGCAGCCGGCATGGCAGGCAATGTTCCTGGTGGTGCGCCCGGACAGATTTAAGATAAATAGATTTATGAAATTATTTGAGATGTTTACTCCCGCTATTGAAGGTTACCAAGATGTAGAGTCTGATAACAGTAAACCAAAGTGGAAAGAAAGCCGTAAAACTAAATTAACATTACGTCAGATTCGTAAATTGCGTAAGATGAATGATGTTAGAAATTATGAAAAGGCTAGTTATCTTAAAAAGATTCATGCACAATATAGTCAGCCGGCTCCTGATCAACCGCAGATATAAGTTAAAAAATCTCTTATTCTAGGCAAAAACGTAAAAAAACAGCACTTATTGTGCTGTTTTGCCATATACGCACTAAATAATTCTACAAAGCCATTTACTTAGGAGAACACACAATGGATAATAAAAAATTTGAACAACTTATTGATTTGATTATTAATGAGAATGAAGAACAAGCTAAAGCATTGTTTCATGATATCGTGGTTGAGAAGTCACGTGAGATTTATGAATCAATGATGGATGAAGAAGGCATGATGAACCAGCCATCTGGTCAAGTACAAGATTTACTAGATGAAATCGGTAGCGAAGAACAAGGCATGGCAGAAGCCGAAGATGAAGAATTTGATATTGCTGACATGGATGATGGCGAAGGTGATGAAGAATCTGTTGACATTGAAATGGACAGCGAAGAAGGTGGCGAAGAAGGTTTAGAAGACCGTGTTGTTGACCTAGAAGATAAATTAGACCAGTTAATGGCTGAGTTTGAAGAAATCATGGGCGGTGATGATATGGGTGATGACGACATGGGTGATGAAGAAGGTGACATGGATGACATGGGCGGTGACGACATGGACGGCATGGACGACATGGGCGGTGAAGAAGATCCTATGATGGAAGCTATCACATTGAAGAAAGTTTCTGTAACTCATGGTGACAATGGTGTTCAAACAAAGAGTACAAACTTAAACAACAGCGGTCAAGCTGGAATGGACAGCAAGCCAGTAAAATTCAGTGGTGCAAGTGAAGCAGTTCCAACAGGACCAAAAGGCCCAACTAATGCATATGCAAAAGGTGAAACATCTGTTAAAGGTGCAGGTTCATTTAAAAATGCTCCAGCACAAAACAATGCTGATTTAACAGCCGCACCTAAGCCAGTCACTAAAGACGAAGCAGGTAAAGTTCGTAGCCCAGTAGCAGAGTCACGCAAGTCTCCTGCTAAAAGACGTATTTAAGGAATCTGAGAGCAATGGCTTTGTATCTCAAGGAGCATCTGACATTTGACCGAGCCGGTATGGTTGTTGAATCTGTCAGTGAAGGCGACAAGAAGAACCTTTATATGAAAGGTATCTTCATTCAGGGCGGGGTAAAGAACGCAAATGAGCGTGTTTACCCCGTGTCTGAAATTGAAACTGCAGTCGGTACTCTAAATGAGCAAATTACAAGTGGTTACTCTGTATTGGGTGAAGTAGATCATCCAGATGACTTAAAAATTAACTTAGACCGTGTATCACATATGATAACAAGCATGTGGATGGACGGAGCTAATGGTTTCGGAAAGTTAAAGATTTTACCAACTCCAATGGGTGAATTAGTTAAAACTATGTTGGAGAGTGGTGTGAAACTCGGCGTTTCAAGTCGTGGTAGCGGTAACGTGAATGACATGGACGGCAAAGTGAGTGACTTTGAAATAGTCACTGTGGATATTGTCGCACAACCTAGTGCACCCAATGCTTATCCTAAAGCAATTTATGAAGGTATGATGAATATGCGTCATGGTCATAAGATGTTGGATATTGCAAAAGATGCGCAGGGCGATAAGAAGGTACAGAGATATCTGAAAGACGAAGTGGTTCGTCTTATCAAGGATCTCAAAATTAACAAAGGGGATTAAGCATGTTAGATGCTATCAAACCATTACTTGAGAGTGGATTAATCAATGAAGAAACTGGTGTCGCTATAAACGAGGCATGGGAATCTAAATTGAATGAGGCTCGTGAGCAAGTACGTGCAGAATTAAGAGAAGAATTCGCACAACGTTATGAACATGACAGATACGTGATGGTAGAAGCCCTTGATAAAATGGTCAGTGAAGGACTAAAGACTGAGATTGAAGAATTTCAGACTGAACGTCAAGCAATGAACGAAGACCGTGTGATAGCGCAACAAAAATTGCGTGAATCAGCTACAAAATTCAATAACTTCATGGTTACTAAACTAGCCGAAGAAATTAAAGAATTACGTAGTGAGCGTAAATTACAAATGGAAAGTCAAGAAAAGTTAGAACAATTTATTGTTCATGCTTTAGCACGTGAAATTAAAGAATTCACACAAGACAAACAAGCTGTAGTTGAAGCAAAGGTTAAGTTAGTTGCTGAAGGTCGTAAACAATTAGAAGCATTGAAGGCACGTTTTGTTGCTGAATCTGCTAAAAGATTGACTACGGTTGTCGCTAGCCAACTCAAAGGTGAATTAGGTCAATTAAAAGAAGATATCAAGATTGCTCGAGAGAACAATTTTGGTCGTCGTATCTTTGAAAGTTTTGCAAGTGAATTCAGTGTCACTCACTTAAGTGAGAAAGCAGAAACTCGCAAACTAATGACTCAGCTAGAAGAAAAAGATAAGAAACTAGCCGAATCCATCAATACAATCAGCAACGCTAAGAAGTTGATTGAATCAAAAGAACGTGAAGTTCGTATTATTAAAGAGTCTAATCTACGTGAAAAAACAATGAGCGAGTTACTTGCTACATTGAACGAAGAAAAGGCATCAGTAATGCAGAACTTACTAGAAAGCGTCCAGACACCACGTCTACAAGCCGCTTTCGATAAGTATCTTCCAGCAGTTCTAAATAACGGTAATGTTAAACCAGCACAAAAAGCTAAATTAACAGAATCAGTTATAGTAGAAGCAACTGGGGATAAAGCTGCCAAACAAGAAGTTGATACGGAACAACGTGATAACGTTATCGATATCAAGCGTCTGGCAGGGCTTTAATTAAAAAAGACATAGATTAGGAGAAATTAAAAATGTCAAAAGTACTCTTAGAAGGCCGTTGGGACGAGACCAAAGAAGCTCTGTTAGAAGGCTTAAAAGGAACTCGCCGTTCAACAATGGGTGTTATTTTAGAAAACACTAAAAAACAGTTACTAGCTGAATCTTCAGCCGGTACAACTACAGCTGGTAATATCGCTACACTAAACCGTGTGATTCTTCCAGTTATTCGTCGTGTCATGCCAACCGTTATCGCTAACGAATTGGTAGGCGTTCAGCCAATGACAGGACCAGTTGGTCAAATTCACACTCTACGTGTTCGTTATGCTAACAGCTTGACAGACAACAGTGCAGCCGCAACTAGCGTTACAGCTGGTCAAGAAGCATTGAGTCCATTCTTGATTGCACAAGCATATTCACGCACACCAAGTGGCGATGCATCAACAAGTTACTATACAGGTAATGATACTGCTGCCCTAGAAGGCAACGGTGGTAAACAAATCTCTGTGCAAATTCTACGTCAGGCTGTTGAAGCTAAATCACGTAAGTTGCAAGCACGTTGGACATTTGAGGCAGCACAAGATGCTCAGTCTCAACATGGTATTGACGTAGAAGCAGAAATCATGGCAGCTCTTGCACAAGAGATTACTGCTGAAATTGACCAAGAGATTCTATTGTCATTACGTACTCTAGCATCTACTGAGTATACATTCAACCAAGCTACTGTATCAGGTACAGCTACTTACGTTGGTGACGAACACGCTGCCTTAGCTGTTCTAATCAATCGTGTTGCTAACTTGATCGCCCAACGTACACGTCGTGGCGCAGGCAACTGGGCTGTTGTTTCTTCTGCGGCATTGACAGTATTGCAATCTGCAACTACTTCAGCTTTTGCTCGTACAACAGAAGGTACTTTTGAAGCTCCAACTAACACTAAGTTCGTTGGTACATTGAACGGCGCTATGCGTGTGTTCGTTGACAGTTATGCTCCTGATACTACACCAGTATTGGTTGGCTATAAAGGTTCTAGCGAAACTGACGCGGCAGCATTCTATTGCCCATACATTCCATTGATGAGCAGTGGAGTTGTATTGGATCCATCAACATTCGAACCAGTCGTATCATTTATGACACGTTATGGTTACATCGAATTAACCAACACCGCAAGTTCTTTCGGTAATGCTGCCGATTACGTTGGTGAAATAGCCGTGCAAAATCTTACTTTTCAGTGAAATTCAGTACACGCTAATATCTTTACCGATATTATCAACACAAAGGGGCACGAAAGTGCCCTTTTTTGTTTAAGGGATGGTTGGCAACTTGGTGGCAAAAAGCGTAAGATAAGATAAATACAATATCTCAACGGGATGGGAAGTTACAATCAAGCACTATTCGTAGTGCTTTTTTGTTATCTATACTACTTTGCTAAATAGTATAAAGGGTACAATATTATGGACTTTAGTGGAGTGACAATATCAGGTGGGGTTAGTATTGTGCCGCCTGTCGTGGTCAGTGGTAATAAGGTTATATTTGGATATGGATCTACTAACAGCTCACCTGACGGAGCGGTGTCAATAACCAACCTAGTATCAAATACAGGTGTAGTTGGTAATGATGTTACAGGTGTCGGTACAGCTAGACTTTCTCTTGGTGCCGCAGGTTATGGTACAGATAAAGCTATATTTGGATATGGACAAAATCTTACGTCAGTGACCAATAAAGTATCAAACACAGGGGTAGTATCCGCAGACACTACAGGTGTTGGATCCAATAGGTTTGCATTAGCAGCCGCTGGTTATAGCACAGATAAAGCCATCTTTGGATATGGGTATACAGGTTCCGCAACATCAATAACCAACTTAGTAAGTAACACAGGTGTTGTTGCTACAGACACCTCAGGTGTTGGCACTTCCAGATATCATTTAGCGGCCGCCCGCTATGGTACAGATAAAGCTATTTTTGGATACGGGACCAACGAGGCCATCACATATTATTCATTAACAAATCTAGTGAGCAATACAGGTGTAGTTGCCACAAATACAACTGGAGTAGGTACTGGGAGGTATCTATTGGCGGCTGCCGGGTACGGTAATGATAAAGCCATTTTTGGTTATGGATATTCCGGCAGTTTGACATCGTTAACTAATCTAGTATCAAATACTGGCGTAGTAGCTACTGATACTACAGGTGTTGGCACTGCTAGATTGCAAATAGCAGCCGCAACTTATGGCAATGATAAAGCTATATTTGGATATGGGCCCAATGGTGTTATCTTCACAGCAATAACCAACCTAGTATCAAACACCGGGGTAGTTGCTAATGATACCGCAGGTGTTGGCACTGCTCGCGGAATGCTAGGTGCCGCAGCCTATGGTTAAGAATAATTTTTAAGGAATAACAATTATGCCAATAGTATTTGAAGGTGCGACTATATCGGGTGGTATTAGTTTTGAAGGTAGTTCAGTACTACCAATAACATTAGAATATCTAGTAGTCGCAGGTGGCGGTGGAGGTGGCGGAGATTGTGGGGGAGGTGGCGGTGCCGGCGGGCTATTAGCATCATCGTTCACCGGCACTCAAGCTATAGCCTATACTATAACAGTAGGAAGCGGCGGAGCAGGTGCAGCAGGTGTTAGTGGTAACAGCGGTAAAGGCAGTAATTCAAGTATTGTTGGATCAAGTACTACTGTGGAAGCCATTGGAGGTGGTGGAGGTATGACTTCAACTACTAAAGACGGTGGCAGTGGTGGAGGTGGTCAATTTGGTGCTAATCAAGGTAGCGGAACAGCTGGACCTCCAAGACAGGGATATAATGGTGGCACAGGTGATAACAATGGTAACAATTGGTATGTTGGTGGAGGTGGAGGTGGTGCTAGCGCAGTAGGAGGAAACGGCACTTTAACCAATGGAGGAGCGGGAGGTGCAGGACTGTCATCAAGCATTACAGGTACTAGTGTACCATACGCAGGCGGAGGCGGAGGTGGTATATTTTATACCGGTGGCAACAGCGGTGGCAGCGGTGGCGCCGGAGGAGGAGGTGCTGGTGGTGGAAACAATGCTAACGGAACTGCAGGTACTTCTAACACAGGTGGTGGCGGTGGTGCTGGTGGTGGCGGTCCTACTAAAGGCAACGGTGCTCTTGGTGGTTCCGGTATCGTAATCATTCGCTATGTAGATAGTTATCCGGCTGCAACAAGTACTACTGGTAGTCCAACAATAACTGTATCAGGTGGATATAGAGTATATAAATATACTAGTTCTGGTTCAATAACGTTCTAATTTTTTATAAAAACAATACCAACAAGCTACTTATAAAGTATAGTCAGTATCAACCGTAATATCTAATATACTTTTACGTTTTTCTTTTAACTTCTTTTGATACACTCTATTACAGTTAGCACATAGAGTTTTCAAATTAGTTTTCTCTTTGTTCTTTTTATTACCATCTTTATACACAACATCTAGTTGACATTTATCTTCTGGAACAAATCCACACTTCTCACATTTGTTCTTTTTATGTAATAGATATCCGTGTTTTGGATTATATGCGGCTTTACTGCATTCAACACAGTACCTATGCCATTTGGTAAATCCGTGTTTACTAGTACCATTATTTTTTGCTAATGATACTTTACAATTTTCACATAAAGGCCTTGGTGGTTGTCTAGTAAGCATGTTGTATTTAGAAAAAAGATCTCCAGGGTGCTTTTTTCATACAAGTTAACCATCAAAAAAAGATAAATATATTATAATAATTATTCAGGATACTACATGGCAGCAGACGAATTCAATTCATTAGGTGGATACTCAGTAGGTATACCACCCGTTCCTGTAATTGATGCCAATGGGAATGTAGTTACAAACGTATTAGTTACTACGGGTAATGTTAGTGCGGCCAATGTTTATGCCGCAAACTATTATTATGCCAATGGTAGACCGTTTAATGCAGGTGGTAATCCATACGGTCCAAACAATAGTTTACAATACAATAATAATGGTACATTTGATGGTAGTGCAAATCTTGTATTTGATAATACTACACAGTTATTAAGCGTTCCTAGTATAAATATATCCGGTTTAAGTAATTTAGGTCCTGTAGGCAATATCACTATAACAGGTGGGGGTTCGGGATATCTATTAACAACTGACGGTAATGGAATATTAAATTGGCAGCCACCTGGTAGTGGTTCTGCAATTAGTAATGGTCAAAGTAATTTAAGTATAAATCAATACAGTGGAAACATAACAGCCGGAGTAAACGGTGTTGCAAACGTTGTAGTAATTACTAGTAATAGTTTATCAGTTAATGGTAATATTACTGCTACGAATTTTTTAGGTAATGCAACAACTGCCGGTACAGTAACTACTAATGCACAACCCAATATTACTAGTGTTGGTACATTAACCGAAGTAACAGTAACAGGCAATGTTGTTGCCGGAACTGTCAAAACAAATACCCTGTTATATGCTAACGGTGCACCTTGGGATTTGCAAGAAGCAGCCGGTGGTAATCAACAGGTTCAATTTAATAACGGTAATAACAATTTTGGTGCTAGTATTAACTTTACATTCAATACTAGCACAAACATATTAACAGTACCAAATATTGCGGCAAACGGATCTAGACTAACTTCAATTACTGGTGCAAATGTATCCGGTACAGTTCCGTTTGCAAACGTAGCAAATAATGTAGCAGGTGCAAACGTATCAGGTGAAGTAAGTTTTGCAAATGTTGCTAATAACATAGCAGGTGCAAATGTATCCGGTGAAGTAAGTTTTGCGGCGGTAGCCAATAGTATAGCTTTAGCAAATGTTGTTGGAATTGGTAATATCGCTTCTATTTACTTAGATGGAAATGTTGCAAACATTCTGCACGGAGATGGTACTTGGAGTGGAGAATCCGGAAATCTTAATGCTAACTATGCAAATTATGCAGGTGAAGCTTTCAGCGTTTCTGGCTCTAACGTCATCGGGGAAGTTGCAAACGCTAATTATGCGTCTTATGCAGGTGAAGCTTTTAGTGTTTCAGGGGCTAATGTAGTCGGAGAAGTTGCAAATGCTAATTATGCGTCTTATGCAGGTGAAGCATTTAGTGTTTCTGGAGCTAATGTAGTCGGAGAAGTTGCAAATGCTAATTATGCGTCTTATGCAGGTGAAGCTTTTAGTGTTTCTGGAGCCAATGTCATTGGTGCAGTCGCAAATGCTAATTATGCAGAAAGTTCAAACACATCAGGTACAGTAACTAGTAATGCTCAACCAAATATAACAAGTGTAGGTACACTAATTAGTTTAGATGTTACCGGTAATGTAACTGCAAATAATTTTATTGGAACATTTGCTAATGGTACTAGTAATGTAAGTATTCCAATAGCTAATGGAAATATTGATATCAATGCTAATGGTAATAAAACATTAGTTGTAACTGGTTCTAATTTAATAGTAAAAGGTGATCTACTACCAGAAGCAAATATAACTTATAATTTGGGTAGTACTACACAACGTTGGAAAGACTTATATATATCAGGTAATACCATTGACTTAAATGGTTCTACTATAACATCAGATGCTAATGGAATTACATTAGCTAATCCGTTAGGTGGAACGTTTACTGTTATTGGTCAAGGTGCTTCTAATACAGCCTCTATAGTAAGTGGCAATAGTAGTATTATTGTAGATGAAAATTCAAACGTTAATATAAGTGTTGCTGGGATTAGCAATGTTGTTGTTGTTTATACTGATGGATTACTAGTTAATGGTAATGCAAATATTACTGCAAATTTAACTTCAGGTAATGCTAATTTAGGTAATCTAGCTACAGCTAACTACGTTAATATTGCTAACGTTCTAACTGGTAATATTGCCAACTTTAGTGGAAACATAACTTCATTAAACGCAGATTTAGGTAATCTAGCCACAGCTAACTATGTTAATATTGCTAATGTTTTAACTGGAAACATTGCTAATTTCATAGGTAATTTAACCTCATTAAACGCAGATTTAGGTAATTTAGCTATTGCTAACTATGTTAACATTGCTAATCACTTGTCAGGTAATACTGCTACTTTTATAGGTAATATTAGTTCATTAAATGCAGATTTAGGTAATCTAGCTACTGCTAACTACGTTAACATCGCTAATGTGTTAACTGGAAACATTGCTAATTTCAGTGGAAACTTAACTTCATTAAATGCTAATTTAGGTAATTTAGCTATAGCTAATTACATACGTGCAGATGAGTTATTTAATGGAAATAGTAATGTTAGAATATCTCCTAATGGTAATGTAACAGTTTCTGTTACCGGAACATCTAATGTATATACTTTAAGCAATGTGGGTGCAAATGTTGTTGGTTATGTATCAGCTAATGGTAACGGAACATTTGGTGCATTATATTCAAATTCATTAACCTCTCAGGGTAGTAATTTAACATTATATGCGGCAACTGGTGATAATTATATTGAACTACGTCCAGCCGGATTAGGACAGGTTGATGTTGGTAACTTTAGGATTCAGAATTTAGGTGCACCTAATTCATCTAGCGATGCTGCCACAAAACAATATGTTGATGATGTTGCTCAAGGTCTACATACACATGATGCTTGTGAAGTAGCAACACCTAATACTCTAGCAATCATTACATCTGGTACTATTACATATAATAATGGTGCAAGTGGCGTAGGTGCAAATCTTGTTACAACCGGTAGCTTTAATCTGATTGACGGAGTTAACGTTCAAACTGCAGGCACACGTATTTTAGTTAAAAATGAAGCAAATTCTGCTCATAATGGCATCTATACTTGGAGTAATGCAACAGTAATTATTCGTGCTGAGGATTTTGATACTGCAATTGAAATGGCAGGTGGTGACTTTACTTTTGTTCAACTTGGTTCAATATATGAAAACACTGGTTGGGTAATGACTGATCCAGTTACTGTAGTTGGTACAAGTCCAGTTAACTGGGTACAATTCTCAGGTGCAGGAACATATCAAGCAGGACCAGGATTAACATTAACCGGTACTGTATTCTCAGTAAATGTTGATAATACCACTACTGAAATTGCAGGTGGTAATGTAGTAGTTAAAGCAAATGCACAACTAACTACTCCTAACATTGGAGCAGCCACTGGTACAAGCATAAATCTAACAGGTAATGTATTAGCTAACAATGTAAATTCAAACAACAAAATAACAACTGTTGATATTGACGTTTCTGGTAATGTTATTGCTTCTAATATATCTGCTAATTCAAATTTAATAGTTAATAATGCAACGGTAAATCTACAGCTAACAGGAAATACTGCAAACTTTAGTGGCAATGTATTAATAGATACTTGGCTAACTGTATCTAATACTGCAAACGTAGGTAACTTACGAACTGATAATCTATTATATGCAAACGGGACACCCTGGGATTTAGAATTACCCGGTGGTAGTAATACACAAATTCAATTTAATGATAATGGTTCATTTGGTGGAAATGCTAATCTTTCTTTTAATAAAGATACCAGCAATCTAAGTGTTAACGGTAATGTTGTTGTAGCAACCGGATTGTATTATGGTGACGGTGGTGGATTATCAAACATTGCCGCAGGCAATGTTGTTGGTTTAAATCTTTCTAAAATTGCTAATGGTAATTCAAATGTAAGTATACCGGTAGCTAATGGAAATGTACAGTTTAATGTAGTAGGTAATTTAGTAGCAAATATCACAGGTACTGGGGCAAATATTAACGGGACATTAAATGTCAGTGGATTAGTAACAATACCTAACACAGCAGGCGGTGCTACTGCAATAGAAATGGGTAGTCCTACTCAAGGTAATCTTGTAAGCAATGCTGTAACTTTAACAACATCATCATCCGTGTCTAATGCAATAGCTCAACTAAACGTAGTGTTAGGAAAACTTGTACCTCCTGCACCCCCTAATTTCCCAGCTGGTCAATCAATTACGGTAGCTAGCTTATCAACATATCGTATGGCAAATTATGTTCAAACTGATAATACCCCTGGCGCTAATAAATCAGTAGCAGGTGGAACAACAGTTACAACCGTACGTAGAGCAAGTTCTTACTCTGTAAATACTATTACAACAGCTGGTCCAGGTGATACAGGAACTATATCTGTACAGTTAAACGGATCAAATGCAGGTAGCAGAACACTTACTGCTAACTTAGATGGTAACGGAACATATAGTAACCTAATAATTACTAACAATTATGATTATCGTAACGCTAATGCAAATATCCCAGCAGGCTTTTGGAGCGTATTTACATCACAAGCATCTGGTACAGTAACAGAAGGATGGAATGAAGTATTCATTGCTGATAGTGCTACCTCTAATACAAATACATATTCTTGGTTCTATGACTCTAGTAATCCAGGTACTCCGGCATTCAGTACTTTAACTATATCTCCTCCTGGCTCACCAAGCTATACATATTCAAGTACAGTTCCTCATTATAACAACACCAATATATTCACCTTAACAGCAAATGTTAATAAGTTAAGTGGTAACATGTACCCAACAAGTGATAATTTTGTAACAGGAACTGCTGGTGGAGCATTTGGTGCACCAAGTAGTGTTACATATACGGCAGCTGGAGTTACAACTCCTTTAGCACAAAATTTATATGTAAGTTCAGGTAACGCATCAATTTCTACAACATCAACTATTATAGCAGGCTTTGGTGCAAGTAGCACAGGCCCTTCATTATCATCAAATAATAGTTATAATTCAAATTCACAAGCGTTTACATCAACCTTGGCTGCAAATGTATTATATAAAACTGGAACAACAAGTTCTGCTTCAATCATTGAAGAAGCTAACGTATTTGTTGGATCAACAATTGGTAGTGGCTCTGGACTAGCATTTAGAATTATTAATCCGGGTAGTACAGATACTCCTGTATATACAGGTAGTGAAGCGGCGTTTAACAGTCAGTCTAGTACATTAGAAACATATGACCCAACAGTTGTTGCTAACATATTGAAACATGACCAAACAAATTATAGTACTGGTTATTTACCAGCTGGACCTAATTTAAGTGCAGGACGTAGTGGTTCGCAATACTTTACAATTAAAATAATAAGAACGTCAGTATCTAAGTTTGATGTTAAATGGACAGGAAATATAGCAGGTTTATGGGTAGCATTACCGGGTAGTACGATTGACAGTACAAGTAGTGCTAATGGATGGATTGATATGAGTATAGCCTATGCAGGCGCAGGTATACCCGGTGTGAATAGTCCGGGTAATGGTAGTGATGGATGTGCATTAGGAGGTGTAGCACCATTGAACAGTGCCCAAACTAACAAATCGGTAACAGCGACATTTGGTACAGTAAGTAGTTCTAGTACTGTAACAAATGAAATTTATATACGTATTAAGCTGACTAGTGGGCAATCAGTAACTGCTCTTTCTTTACAGACTGCGAGTAACTAATTATGGCAATAGCACAAGCTCAATACGTTGACTTATTAGTTAAACAATTATATGGTGTTGCTAAAACAGACACCAACACGATTAAAAGTCCTAGTAATGAATCTATTGCTAGCCCAGCATTAATTCGTGGTGATACTCAATGGACACAATCCGACCAGATTCCTGCTACAGCAGCCGCATTAGCAGGTGTTGTACAAGCATATACAGGTGCAAATGCAATAGAATGTGCTCCTGATACAACAACAGTTCCGGTTGGTGGTGTATATCCAACATGGTTAACTAACTTAACAAACTGGATCCCACAAGAATTCGGCAGTACATATGTAGTTCAAGCTTGGGTAGATAGTCCGGGAGTAGCTAATCCTACATTGACTGGTACACAGATATTTGCATCTGGTGTTAGTGGTACAGGTGAATATTATTATGATAATATTGCTGGTTTATTAAACTTTATTGGTGGAACGATTCCATCAGCATTAACTTCAAGTAAAGTCATTTACATTGTAGGTTATAGATATATAGGATTAGTTGGCGTTACGCATTTGCCTAGCAATACAGCTATTGGTAATTTAAATTTCACTGGTACTACAATTAGTAGTACGAACTTGAATGGTAATATTATCATTACCCCAAATGGTACAGGAACAGTACTAATTAGTTCAGCAGTAACAGTTAATGCTAATATTACTGCAAACTTTTTTATTGGTAATGGTAGTCAATTAACAGGAGTGGCAGCTAGTAATGCAGTTACTGCAGGTACAGTAACCGCTAGTGCTCAACCAAATATTACAAGTGTTGGAACGCTAATTAGTTTAGATGTAACAGGTAACGTTACCGGTGGTAATTTTATAGGACCGTTAGCTAATGGGAATAGTAATGTATACATACCAGTTGCTAATGGAAATATTAATCTTACATCCGATGGTGTAACAACCTTAGTTGTAACGAATACTGGTTCAAATATTACAGGTACATTGAATGTTACTACTACTGCAACAGTTGGTAATTTAACAGTTAATTCAAATGGTAATATTACGGGTGCTAATGTTGTATCTGCTACCACATTCTCTGGTAATTTAACAGCAACATCATCTAATGTTACAAGTAACAGTATTACAAACAACCTAACAGTTAATTTAGAACTAAGTGGAAACACAGCTAATTTTACTGGTAATATACTAACATTAAATGCAAATTTAGGTAATGCAGCCTCTGCTAATTATTTTATTGGTAATGGTAGTCTATTAACAGGGGTAGCGGCTAGTAATGCTGTTACTGCAGGTACAGTAACTGCTAGTGCTCAACCAAATATTACAAGTGTCG